GCGTTCCAGTTCGCTGGCAAACTGAGGAGAATCGAGAAAAGCCTTGTGCTGGCGTCGCGTCTTCGCATCGACTTTTCTATACTGCATTGAGGACTCTTTCGTAGGTCGAGATTGCACGCAGCACCGCATGGCGCATGGCCAGGCGTTCGGCTTCGGTAAAGGAGTGAATGGGGGATTCCCAGCGGTCGGTCGAGAGTCCTGCCAAGGCCAGGATGTGCCGGCGCACCGGCTTGGCAGTGGCCGCCCAGGAATAGGCGACGCCGATCTGGTGGTTTGGCCGCTTGCGTGTGCGCAGCAGCATCATGGCTTTTTCCAGCTCGGCTTTTGCGGCCTCATCACCCGGTGGTGTCGGCACCTGCGCAGCGCGTTCGCGCAGCAGATCCGTGGCAGGGCGGAATGACGCATGATCCTTGATACGGGCGCAGCGCATATTCAGCCTTTCACCAGGCCGAGTGCCGACAACAGTGCCGGCGCCAGCAGCAGCAAGCCGGCAACGAAGTAACTCAGCACGCTACGCATCACCATTCCCCAAGCAGACCATCAATGCGCTGCAGGCGCGCAGCGAGCCGGTTCGAGATGACATTCTTACCTTGCCAGATGACGTTCCAGCGCACCTCGTCGATGAGCGCGGCCTTGTGCATCAGCATGCGCTGCGCGCAGCGGAATTCCTTCAGATCCTCATCCATTCGAAGCCTGGTCAATGCGAGTGCATTGATGGCATTTTGCTGATCGGTAATCGTGGCCATGATTTTTTAGGGTGAGCGAATCCCGCGTGCGCCATACGGCGCACGGCAGGAATTGATTTGTCGGGAGTTGGGCGGCCGCTTAGACGGTCGCGAGGTCTAGCGTCATCTGGTTCTTGGCAGCCAGAAATGCGCGCGAGGAAATCGGAATGCGCACTTCTGGATTCGGCATGGCCGACATCGATACCGTGCGCGAGACCTCAAGCGTGGCCACGAAGGTATGGCCGCATTCGACGTTCTGGCATTGGTACGTGATTTCTTTCATCATTGACGACATGGTGCGGCTTTTGGCCGCTCTCACACGATTTTGGCAGTGTGGGCATGGAATGCTGATTACGCGCATGGCTTCTTCCCCTCAACGGCATAGAGCACTCTTGCCTTGCCGGTAACACGCTTTGCACCTTCACGAACCGCTGCGGAAAAAACGAACTCGGCGGCATCTTCGATTGTCTCGAATCCCTCACACGCCATCAGTATTTCCAATGCCTCAACGAGTGCAGGGCTTATCAGCGTCAGTTCGATATCAGGCATTTTGAGGCACTGAAAAGTGGCTCTTGAGCGCCTTGGTTTGCATGTTTTGATTGATTACTATGGGCACATCACGAGCAACAACGAACTTAACGGCCATATGCAGCATCATGTCGTGGGCCAAGGTCGCTAAGTTTTCACCCTGCAGTTGGGCGAGCGACTTCATGAAAGCGTAGTTGTCGGCGTTGCAACGGATCACAATTCGGTGATCGCGGATGTGGCGCGGATCGTCGTACATAGTTTCCCCCTGGTCAGGCGGTTGCGGATTGGTGTTCTTTTTCGTAGGCCTGGATACCTTTCAGGACCATGAGGCGCAGAAAGGAGGAGCGAGTTCGATGGTCTTGAACTGCATAGGCCGAGACTTTTTCCGCCTCGCGAGAATCCAGGCGGGTGGTCATTACCACCGATGTGACATCCTTGGTAGCTGGAATGTCAGTTTCATTTCTTAATGGCAACGAAATGGCGGGTGTAGACATAGGGTAAAATTTGTATACGTCACTTAGTAATGACGGAAGAATAGTCCGATAAATCGTACCAGTCAACAAAATTAAGATGGAAATTTCACCCTTTGGGGAACGCCTTAAGAGCGAAAGGCTGCGGCTCGGCTTTTCGCAAGAGGCTTTTGCAGCGGTCGGCGGGGTCAGAAAACAAGCCCAAATTTCTTACGAGCAAGGAAAAACTCTCCCGGATATTGGATTTATGGCAGCCGTCTCGAAGATCGGGGTAGATGTTTCATACGTGATATTTGGGACCCCAACTGCAGACGCATTGAACTCTGATGAAAAGCAGATTCTTCAGGGATTTAGGCAGCTCGACATTGTCGGAAAAGCTCGCGTGCTCGGCGTCATTGAAGGTGCGGCCCCAGCGGAGACTGCCCGGAAGAACGCCCCACATATAACTGCCGGTGGCAGTATCGGCCAGCATATTACTGGCGATATTCATGGGACGCTCCAAGGCCCAGTCATGGCCAACAAAATCATAAATAAGAAGTAAAGAAAATCGGTGTAGGAACCGATTTCCGTTTGCGCGGGTGCCTGAGAACCGCGCAGGTTTCAATGTGCCGCAACGCGTGACAGGGAGTAACGCGTCAGGCGTTATTAGTAGGTTTTGAATGTCAGAAAAAATAGAAGCACAGGGCGATATCGGCCAAATTATCGAAGGCAACGTTCATGAGGCACCGCGGTTTAATAATGTGGTGAATCTGAACTTGAGCGAGGCCAAAAAGGAAGTGCAAAGAATTACTGAGTACCAGAGAAAAAGAATCAATATGCTGGTGAAGGAGTGGGCAGCAATATGCGGTGATAAAGAGATCGAAATCTATAAGATTTTCATCGCAGATTACGGCATCCAATATTTCCGGGAATTACCCATCGAGCATTACTCGAAGGTCAAAGAGACACTGGAAGGCTGGATCGATGCAGGCACCGCGAAAACTGATCGAGCAATAGACCAAGCCCGTCTGCTGCCGACGACGTCCGAACAGCACAAGGCCCATGAATGTGCAGTCTGCAGCGAAAAGGATCTAGCAATCGCACGAGCGCAGAAACAAGTGTTCGTCCATTGGTTGTTAGTTTTGCTTCTGCTTACTATTTGCGGATGGCTACTCTACAAAATGCCCGCGCCGACAGCACCAGCACAAGTCGCAGACAACACGTGTTATGTTGGAGGCAAGGCATACTCGACCGGCGGCACCATCAGAGTGGACGGCGATCTGATTAAGGAATGCATCTACGATGCGACAGCCGGCAAAGCATTTTGGTCGAAACCAAGATAGTCAGTCGAAAGTGTTTTCTAAAATGGTTGTGCCTCCGGTTTCTGGTTGAACCTACGGTCTAGATTTTCCTTCGCCCCGATTGCGCCCCTGTATTGAAAATTAGTGTGTCATACCGTCCTGGCATTTGATACGTCATGTCCATTAATTACAAAAAATATCGCGAATTTGGCCGTTTCAATTTTGAAACGCCTTCAGATTTCAGTTGTAATCCAAATTCGACAGCACGAAACAAAGCAGTAACCTAGCCATTGCATGATGTTTTCCATGGCCCAGCGATAGACAGGGCCACTACCTAACCAGGAGAAAACCATGCGCCGCTTGTTGATTGCTCTCATGTTGATGTTCTCGTTGAATGCCTACGCAGCCGATCGTTACGATGGCATCCCTGATCGTTTCTTGTCTCTGTATCAATCAGGAAAGCCGATAGAAGCGCTGGACTATCTGACGAAGACGTCTCCCTATGCGAAGGAAATTTCTGACCAGATTCGGAGTCTGCGCGAAGTAGTCAAGACCTATCAAAATACAATGGGGAAGTTCGGTGACGCCGAGATGGTCTCAGAACGCACCATCGGCACCCGTTACGTCTACATGAAGTACATGTTGAATTATGAACGCCAGCCTGTTCTGTTCGAACTGACGCTGTATCGATTCAAGGATCGCTGGGCTCTGCAGAATGTTTCTTTTAATGCCAACTTCAACGAAGAAATTGCACGCGAGTCGACCGCTGCGACGACGAAGTAAATGTGGATGGGGCTGTAAGGGAAAACGATGATTTAGAGGAAAACTCTTACTGGAGTTTTCCTCTCTTTTTCCAAATTAGTCTTGATTGTTCTCCGCGATGATCTCGCGGATCTCTTTGATCTTGGCCCACTCCAGTGCAGCTGCGCGGCTGGCACTTTGTTTGGTGGAATAGGTTCGCGTCAGTGTCTTGGCATTGTCGGACTTACCTGCCAACTCGGAGCCTCTACTGTTTTTCTTCTTTGCTTTGTCGAGCCAATCCGCTTTGACGCCGGTGATGCCTTCCTCTGGATCATGATCGAGCTCGCGCTCAGTGTCGGCCGGTTCGGTTTTGGTCTCGAACTCGATGCGCGTCGTAAAGCCGTTTCGCGTGATGGAATGCGTGACAGTCTTCGATAGCCATTCCGTGGCATCGATGTCAGCCTTGAAACCGGATACGACCACAGGCGATTGCGGCATGATTCTGGCATCGCCCAGGGCGAGCTGCATCTCGAAGGTCGCAAGCCCACGCTCGATGCGCTGCCACTCGGCGACAGCTGCAGTGCGTGCATCGGCCTCATTCGCAAACGTGGTGCGCAAGCGCTTGCTGTTACCAGCCTGGCCGGCGACGATACTGCGACGTCGCCCGTATTTCTCGTCCATCCAGAATGCGCGAACGCCGCTATACGCATCGGATTCTGAGCTGTGATATCGGTGCTGGTCGCCCAGCGCACGTACCACCTTGACCACCGGCAGCGGTTTGCCGCTGGACGTGCGACTCTCATTGATCGGCATGAAGAGCAGCGTGTCGTTCTTCACGGTGGCGACGGCATCATATTTCTTGCCCAGGCGGCGTAGTAGCGCTGAATCGCTCTCATGTGTCTGGTCCAGGTGTTTGATGGCGATACCGCGCAACCCACCCGAAATACCCGACGCCAAGCCATTGCCAGCGGCAATGGAATCCACCACGGCTCCAAGCGTGGTCTCATGGAAACTGCGGTCGCGCTGCTGCCGAAAGGCATCAATCATGCTAGCCGACCTGGCGCGGATGGTCAGTCGATCCGGCGCGCCGCTATGCTCCACCTCAGAGACCACGAACGCGCCCTTGTCCACCAGCGGCGAACCGAGCCAGCCAAGTGCAAAGTTCAGCTTGGCACCCTTGGGTGGTATCTTCAGCTTGCCATCGGAGTCGTCCAGCTCGATATCCAGCTGATCGGCCTCGTCACCCCGGCACTCGCGCAAGGCGATGCTCATGAGCCTGTCGGAGACAGGGCGGCTGATGTCCTTTTCCTCGATGACAATGCGGAAGGCTGGCGCGGTGGTAGTCATTGGCCAGTCCCTCCGAACTTACCGACGATGCCACCGACCGTGGATTTAACGCCATCGATGGCACTGCCGACCACATCACGCGCCTTATCTGCGATGCTGTTCGTGATGCCGTCGATGTCGACCATGTTGCGCAGATCCGAGATGTCCCCCAGGCCCAGCGACGACAGCACGCTATCGTCTGTGCGCTTTAACTTGATGGTGAACTCGATGCGCTTGGCATCGCCGTCGCCATCCAGCACAGTGCGCCCCTCGTCCATGCTTTCAATGACGTAGGAACCATAGATGCGCCCCGTACCCTGGATCAGGAACCAGCTCTTGCCGGTATCGGCCATCAGGCGCAGCGCATCCAGCGAGAACGCACTTCCAGTCAGCTCCGGTGCAATCCAGCCCGACAAAGTGATGGCGTCATCCCCCTTACCGGTGTACTGCAGGGCATCGCGCCGGCCCACCCTCGAATTGCTAGCGAACTTCCATTGCGTCTGTCGCTGTAGCTCTTGATAGGCCAGCGTCGGCAGGCTGAACACGAACATTCCCAAGACCATCATCATGACGTTTTTCCTTAATCCCAATCTGCGAGGTTCGAGCGCTGGCGCGACGCCTTCATGCGGTCGCGACGGTCCAGCTCGGCGGCCACCGCGCGGGCGATGGCTTGCTCATCCATGCCGGGCGTCGGCTGGATGATGATTTGCACGGTGTCGCCCTGGTAGACGACGCGCTGCGCGCTGCCGGCACTAATCGGCGGCCGACTATCAAAGGCCATCGCCGGCATGCTGCCCGCGCCAATGGCCACGGCTGCGCCAGCGCTGGCCAGCTTGCCGGCGAGACTGCTGACGGTGGACAGCGGCCCGTCCTGGCCACGGTTCAATCCCACGGCCAGGCCCTGCATGGTGTAGTCGCCCAGCTCAGCAAAGACCCGGCTCGGGCTGTGAATGTCGAGCTTTTCCTTGAACCAGCCAATGACACTGGCACCGGCACCCAGCACCGTCTCCTTCACAGCACCAATGCCGCTGGTGATGCCATTGACCAAGCCGCGCAGGATCATTGCCCCGAACTCGGTGAACTTAGCCGGTAGCTCGATACCGAACCAGCTCATGACGGCCGCGAACGCCTGATAGAACAGACCCACCGGCGACCAATTCAAGATCAGCGCGCCAATGCTAGTTAGGCCACCTGCAAACGCACCGCGCACCTGCTGCCACAGGTTGCCGAAGAAGCCGGCAATGGGCTCCCAATTCCGATACAGCAGATAGGCTGCGGCGGCAATGGCGGTCACCGCCAGGCCAATCGGGTTCATCAGAAAGATCCGCCCGAGCCACATGAAGACCGTCCCAATGCCGCGCAGGATGGGCATCAGCAAATTCCCCTGCAGCCCGATCTTGGCGAACAGGACGTGCAACATGGCATAGGGGCCGATGATCGAGGCCAGGGCGAGCATCAGCGGCCCCATCACCACCATGATGGCGGCAATGGCACTGAAGCCCACAATCATGGCCTTGGCCGTGGCCGGATTGCGCTCCATGAAGCCGGTCAGCGCCTGGACGGCATTGGTGGCCATCTGTAGGCCAGAAGCGTAGAGCGGGAGAATCTTGGTGCCAAGCTCCAGTTTCAAGTCCGCCACCTTGGCCAGGGTCTCCAGTTCCTTGCCGCTGGCCGTGTCGCGCCCGAGCTTGTCGAGCTCGTCGATATTGGCGGCACCCCGGTTCAGTTTCTCGTTCTTGTGGATCTGTGTGCGCTGCTGGTACATCGTGGAAAAGAGCTGCGCCGCCGTGCGGTTCGAGAAGATCCCGCCGACGGCATCGAGGATGCCCTTTTCGTCCGTAATGCCCTTGCTGGCCAGTTGCGGCAAGAGCACTTTCTCCATCCATTCGAATTGGTTCTCGCGGAACAGATCCGCGCCCTTGATGGCACCAGGATTCAGGAACGAGACTTGCCCGGCCTTGTCGTGCTTGACCTTGGACTGGTCGCCGATCAAGCCCAGGTCCGCCAGCATGCCAATGGAACGCTTGGTGGTGCGGCCCTGGTACAGGTTCTGATAAGCGCTCATCATCGAGGTGCCGACCCGGTTGCCGCCCATTTCCTGCACCAGAGATTCCATCTGGTAATAGAAGGATTCATCCTTGAGACCCTTGGCCGCAATGCCGCCGGTCTTGATCAGGTTCAGCCACTCGCCGGGACCGACCCGGCCACCGGTGGCGGTCAGCACCTGCTGCACCATGTTGGCCTGTTTAGAGAAGGTGCCAATGTCCTTGGTGCCGTTGCGCATTTCAATGACCTTCAGCATGTCCATGAACTTGCGCTCGTTCTCGGCGCCTTCGGCTTCGCCGTAGAAAGCATGATTGCCGAATTTCATCTTGGCCATCATCGGCGCGACCATTTCGGCGTGGTGCGTGTCACCAAAGGCCGTAATGCCGTCGCGTAGCAATTGCAGGTTGTCGAGCTGGCTAGTGCCGTAGGTCTTCATGTCGCGCGCGAACTTGATCGCCTCGGCGGTCGCCTCTTTCCCCAGTCCGAGCGCACGCACACGGCCGTTCTCCGTTTCGTAGTGTTTGAGCTCAGCGC